CAATGACGTCATCTGTTCCGTATAATCGATATAACGTAGCTTCTGCAGAAACAGTAGAAGGATATGCAGCTTCTATAATAAAACAACGACATGCTGCAAAACAATTAAAAGCATCTGCAGCAGGATCAGTACTTCCTGATTTAACAGAAGCAGAACTTCTTGCTAAAGTAAAAGACTTCAATAAAGTTGGAATAACAGATGCAAAACTTTTAAGCGAATTTGGTGTATCGCACTTTCAAGAGCAAAAGTTTGCAAGACTCTATGGGCAATCAGCAGATGAAATTTCAAGAGTAATGCTACCTACTTCTATATTAAAAGAAATAGAAGTTACAGGCACTGGAGGTGCGAAGTATAATCTTTTCAGCGATGAGTTTATGGCTGATTATCAAAGTAATAAATTTGGACTATCGGTTGTTGATACTCACGAAGGCAAAATGGTTAATGTAGTACTTGGTGATTTAGCATCAGAAGAACGTGGAATGGTTATGGGCCACAAGAGAGCTCAAGAGATTGCAGATCAAGGCGCTGAAAAATTGAGATCATTGGTTGATAACAAGACTGCACAAGAACTTGTAGATATGGGTCATTTTTCTGATGTAGATCAAGCAAGAACAGTGACTGCAAAACTTATGGGCAATATTGATGATGTTAAGCGAGAGATGTATTACTCTTTAAGAAAAAGAGGATTAGCCGCTTATAACATAACAGGAGATATAGCAGAAGGTGCAGGTGCACTCATAGAAGAAATGGGAATTAACGACGCACTTCCTGCACAAAGAGGTTTTACATTTTCTATGTCAGAAGCCGGAGAAGGGTATGCATCTTTTCAGGGAAGAGTGGATGACACAACATTAAGGATACTGGATATGGGCACTCCAGAAGACATCGCAGCTGCAGCTAAAGTAAGAAGCGGAGAAGCTGCTACGGAAGTAATGGATGCGTATAGAGCTACATCTGGAAGAATTGCAGAAGACTCTGGATTCTTAAGAGGATTAAAAGAAAGCCTTTCCTCTAAGGGGCTTGGAAGAGGGCTAAGAGATGAGAATATAAGAGAAGCATTTCAAAGATTAAAACCCAAAATAGGTTTAGCAGCTCTTGGTGTTGGCGTGGCTGCAGCTGGTTACTATATGTATAACAAGTCTCAAGAAAACAATATGTATGACGAGACAATGGAAGCTCAACCAATAGAAGCAAACGGACAAGTAAGAAGAGCTAATAGCAGCTTTCAGTCAAGTGCCGGAATGACTTCTTCAAGAAGAGATCCATTAACAACAGCTGGAGTTGTTGGGAATTTAGATAGAAGCAAAATTGGTCACACAAGAATGGGACCAGATAAATATGACCACCTTTACGGGAGATAAAAAATGGCTATAGGTAAAAAAGTTTTAATGGGAACGGCCTTAGCTGGAGCCTTTGGTGCAGGCATGTTTAAAAAAGTCGCCAATGGCACAATAGATAACGCTATGGATATAGCATTTGATAATCCACAAGCAGACCAAGCCGTCCTTGGTACAGATCTTACTCCAAGCATGGCTATGGGAGTTGGAATATCTGGAATAGCAGGAGCTCCTTTTAGAATGGCTAATGCAATGCCATTAAATATGTATGGAGCAAATCCAACTGGAGGAAAGGTTTTAGGTGGGGCAGCAGTTGGTGGATCCATAGGGGCCTTAGGAGGAGCAGCAATTGGTGGTGCAGGTCTTGGGTATTTAGGTGCAAAAAAGTTTGGAATGGCAGGTAAAATTGGTTACGGAATTGCTGGCACAATTGGCGGAGCTATAGCTGGAGGCCTTGGTGGAACAGCAGTAGGAGCTGCACCTGCAATAGGGGCAACCGCACACTACGCTAAAAAATACGGAAGATCTTCTAACTCTTCTTTGATGACAGCTCAATCACTTAATGCTAATGGAAATATAGTTCTTGGCATGCATAACTCTAGGAGAGGCTAATGGATTATGGACAGGGTGGCATTATTGAGCCAGAGATGGGTAGTGATCTAGCAGGTCCTGAAGCCCCACTCTTTATGAGGATGGCAGAAAACATGCCAGCCATTAGTCACACAATGGCTTGGAACGTTAGAAGATTTGAAAACACAATGTTCAAGGGTGGATTCCTTGACAAAGCTGCAGCTGGTAGTGCAAGGCAAGCAAGAAGAGCAGCTAAGTATGGATCTTTTATTGGAAATAGCACTTCTGCACCAAGCGCTAATGCATTTATGTTCTCTAAATTTAGAGGAGCTAAAGCAGCAGCTGCAGGTAAGACACCATTTATTAAGCCATCTTTTAAAACTAATATTGGATCTCCAAGATCTTTTAGAAGAATGGCATCAGTATCAGCATTAAATGGAAACGCAGATGCAACAGGACTATATACTCCATTCCAGGGCGCAAAGATGCTTGGAAAAGGATTAGAAAAACTAGGAGCAAGAGGAACATTAGAAGCAAGAGGCATCATTGATGCTACTGATGAAGACTTGATGGCCGGAGGTTTACTAGGCAGAGTCTCAACAATGCAAAAGACTGCTTCTTTAGAAAGCAAAGCTTTAAAGTTAGATGATAAAATACTAAAAAGATCATTTGACGGAAAGTCGTCACGTCGAGCTACTCGCAAAATTGCAAGAATAGAAAAGAAATTAACAGGTCTAGACAAAAACATTGCAAGACTGACTAACGTTAAACCTACTCTTGCTCCTGGCGTTTTTGGTCCACCAAATCCTACTGCTAGCGTTAGTGGCCTTGGAAGACTTAGAGATATATCCAATAGTCAAGGTGGAGTATTTAGCAGGAGCATGACTGAAAGCTTGGGTGTAGCATATTCTCCTTGGCAATTCAAAGGAACTAAATCATTTGAAAGATTAGAAAAGGCAGTTACAACAGCATTTCGTGGTGATGCTACTGCAGCTTCAGAGTTCTTATCTAAGGGAGGTACATCTTTTGATGATTTAGGTAGATTTGGAGACAAAGTCTCAAGAGGTGGAAGACTGGGTAAAATCCTTCCTAAACAAAGCAACCTTAGAAAAGTAGCAAAAATGGCTGATGAAGTTGGAGACAAAGCAGCTGCAAGAGTAATAAGAGGTCAACTTTATAAAAGAGGTGGAGCATTTGCAATGCGAAGTTTAAGCATTGTTGGAAATGCAGCGTTAGTGTATGACTTAGGTAAATTAGCCGGTAAAGGAGTCATGGCAGCTGGAAACTTTGCTAAGGATGCTGTAAAATCAATGCAGGGCTCTATGCATAAGCCTTTGTTTGGCATGGGGTTTAGAGACAACGAAGTTGCTGCAACTTCACGAGCAAGAGGCGTAGCTGCAATTCAAAATTCAAGACTTAATGCAAGAAGCATGTTGGGTTCTGAGGCTGGAATGATGGCTGCTCACTTTGGGTAAAATATGAGTTTATCAATTTCAAATAAAACTAAAAAATTTAGACAAGACCTAGAAAGGCTGTCTAGAGAAGATCTGTTAGAAATTATAAAAGCTCAAGACATTGAAACTTATAAGCAGATCAATAGAATTGAATGGGTTTTTGAAAATAAACTTACTCACTTAAACTGGGCAGATGGATCTCAAATTATAAACAGGCCACTAACAAATAAAGAACTTTCTTTATTAGTAGATGAGCCTTTTGAGATAGATGAAGACCTTTTAGATCTTGGCGTTTCAGCTGAACAACAAAGACAAATACACGTTGCCAAAGACCCGTGCGTGTGGGCGAGACAATTTCTGAGTGCAGAAACAAGAGTCTATCAAACTCTTATATTAAGAGATCCATCTTTAAGAAAAGTATTAAGAGCTGGTCGTCGTTTAGGTAAAACTTTTAGTATGGCAGTTTATTTGCTTCACTACAGTTACACACACAAAGATGGCAGATGTCTAGTTATTGCTCCAATGAAATCTCACGTAGAATTAATCTATCAAGAGATTTTAAGACTTGCGTCTAAGAACGAAATTGTTATGAATTCAATAACAAGAAAAGTAACAAGCCCTCAGTTTATGATCCAGTTTAGTAATGGATCAACAATTAGATTCTTTACATCAGGAATGCGTTCTGGTGGAAAGTCTGACGTAGCTCGTGGTCAGGAAGCTCATGTTATCGTCCTTGACGAAATGGACTACATGCACGCAGATGACTTGGACGCACTCTATGCAATGTTGCAGAAAACAGCAGAAGACCAGCCAGACAAAGTTTTGATTGGTGCATCTACTCCAACAGGTAGAAGAGAAAGATTCTGGGAATGGTGCAGAAGTAGTAGATTCAAAGAGTTTTGGTTTCCCTCTTATTGCAACCCTTATTTTTCTAAAGATCAAGAAGATGAATTTCGAGAACAGTATTCTGAAATTGGATATAGACATGAAATTGAAGCAGACTGGGGAGAAGACGCTGAAGGTGTTTATCCACGTAAGTATGTAGACAAAGCGTTCATTGAACCTAGTTGGAATTATGATCCAGAAATGACTTCTGCAAGAAGCTTTCATACTATTGGCGTTGACTGGGACAAGTATGGAGCAGGAACAAATATAGTTGTTCTTGAAGTTTGTTCTGATACGTATGAAGATCCTAGGTTTAGGAATAAAGTAAAACTTGCGTACAGAGAAGAAA